ACAGCCTTGGTCAGTGGTCCTTCAGGCGTGAAAGCCTCTGCAACTTTATTTAAAAATCTATCAACCCTAGAATTACTGTATGCAAGTTCTTTACCTCGTGTTGCAAGAGCTTTTGCACCTTTACCAATACCAGCTGCAAAAGGTGTTAATAATACAGCCTCACTACCAAATTTTAATCTGTTCATAAGTTTTCTAGTAGCGTCCTGTCTACCACCATCTAATGCAAACACATCTAATTGTGTCGGACCTC